AATCCTAAATGAGGTCCGCGGCGAGGGTGCCGCCAGTGCTGATTCCGTCGCTCGTGAGTCCCTTGTCGGGGTCGTCGGTGTCGCCATCGGCCTTGAGTCGGAACGTCCCGCGTTCGAGGACGCGGACACGATGACCTGCGGGCACACCGTCGTCCAGAATGTCAGTGAGTTCACTTGGGAGGAGGTCCACGCCGTCGTAGACGCTCGTGTCGGCGGCCACGTCCACGGTTGCGGGCCTCGCGTCGTAACTCGTGAGGAACTCGATGTTACTGATTTCCGTGCTCAGGACAGACGCCGTGAACTCCACGAACTGGTCAAAGGTGGTGTCCGTCGTTGCCGCACGGAACTTCCCCTTGATGCGGGCACGATAGCGGTTGTCGCTCTCACCAGTCTGTCGGCGGACGTTTACGAGGTCCCCGATTTTTTCGAGGTCGTCACCAGTAGCCGAGTTGACGTGATGCTGGTCGTAGATTTCCTCCAGATTGCTGTCGATGCGGTCGGCTTCCGTGAGGAGCGCCCGCATGAGGGCGTAGGTGTTGTTGTCAGGCGAGAACGCGATGCCGCTATCCCACTCGCTATCGGCCTCAGCGATGTTCCTGTCGTCAGTGATGTCGCCATCAGTCATGGTTTACAGTTCCCTCGTGTTCAGCGTGATGGATGCATCGCTCGCGTCGGACTGTGCGACCTCGTTCTCCCCGATGTCAACCACGTCGAGTCCGTCCACGGTCGTGATGCTCGGCGTGGTGCTGATGGGGGTGCCGTCAACGGAACTGTCGAACCCGATGACGCCCGTGTCGTCCCCGACAACGATGTCCCGAACCTGGTCGATGAGAACGTCCTCACCGACGCCGAGGCCGACGACCTCTGTGCCCTCGGAGAGCGTGCCGCCGATGTAGGAGACGATTTCGTCACGCAGTGCGTCGTCCCCGATGTAGGCGTCGTCCACCACGAGGTCGAGCGTGAGGTCCACGTCTACCTTCGCGGGTCGGCTAAAGGAGATGTCGCGCTCCTGTCCATTCGAGTCTGCGGTGACGGTGACGGTCACAGCCGTGCCGTTCGCACCACCGTAATCGCGGGACGTGACTGCCTTCTCATCGAAGATGGCCTCGGCCACGTCGTCGTCCTCGCCGCCAAACACGACTGCCTCGAACGAGTATTCGGGGAGTCCACCACTACCAGTGGAGTCCGTGTTGGTCTTGTTCTCGTAGACTGTCACAGACGTGACACCAGGGGTGTCGTTGACGAGGCGGTCCACGATGGCGTCGTGGGTCGCAGAGCCACCGCCCGCCACGGCGTCCTGGGCGCGGTCACGGAGTTGCGAGTCCGTCTCCGCGTTCGTGCCGACCGTGAACTCGTCGCCCTGCGTGTTCGAGTAGGACGTGTCACCAGTCGGATACAGGTTCGTGGCCGTATCGACGCCACTCGGGGGACTCGGCAGTCGGGTGATGGATTCCGCACCGACGTTGCCGTCCACGCCCCCGACGAGCGCACGGATGTTCGCGGAGACGGCGCTGGTCGTGTACCAGTCGATGCGTTTCGTGCCCGTTGCGTCCTCGCTCTTGAAGCCAGTGTGGCCGTTCAGGAGCGTGGTATCGACGCCGCCAGCCGTGCCGAGCGAGGCGTCACTGGAGTCGAACAGTTCGATGCCGATGTTGCCAGTGACGTTCCAGTCGATTTCGACCTCGTGGTACTCTCCAGCGGTGATACCCGCAGACGAGAGCGTGTCGATAACGGTGTCCACGCTGTTATTGAGGACGTACTCGATGCGTACCTCGTCGGTGGATTCGTCCACCACGACCTGGTAGTAGGTGTCAGGATCCGACGGCTGGATGGCGAACGTCACTGCGGGAGCGGTTCCCGCAGTCGGGTTCAGCCAGGCGTGGAACGTCGTACCAGTGCTGATGTCGATGCCGCCATCGTAGATGTGTGCGCCGTCGGTCGCGTCGAGTTCGAGGACGTTATCGCCCTGCGGCGCGTTCGCGTCCGTGACGATGCTGGCATTACCCGTGTTGCCCGAATACTCGGACAGTGAGCCGTCCTCGAACGAGTCGATGAGTTCGAGTGCTGTCGGCTCGCTCGTCTCGAACTCGATGGGGAACTCCCCACCAGTCTGGACGGTCGTTCCGCTCTGAATCGGGTAGTCTTGCGTGACGGGACCCGTAGCGGAGAACCGCTCGACACCCGTTGCGTGGATGGCGTCGCGTCGCTGGAGGCCGATAATGGCCACCACGTCGTCAAGCGCCTGTCCCTCGGCTGTGTCGAGGAACGCGCTCTCGTAGACATCCTGTAGACTCTGCTCCTGATTGTCGTGTAGAACAGTTGCCAGGACATTAGCCAGAGTCGTGAACACGGACGACTCCGTGAGGTCGATATTCTGGCCGAACTCGACCTGCAACTCGCTTTCGAGTGCAGACCGAATCTCGTCAACTGTCAACTGCTCGTAGAATCCGTCTTGAACTGGCATGTTATGCGGTTACTCCTTCGAGGGTGAAATCCTCGTTTTCGACCGTCGTGGCTTCGATGGTGAGGGCATCGGTGCGACGGTCGTACTCCACGACGTTGACACTGACCACCTCGTCCAACTGTGGGTCGTCGTTGAAGGCCTGTCGGAGGCGTTCCTCCAGTAGGCCGACGTTCTTTCCCGTGACGCGCCCGCCGATGAACTCCTGTATCTCGTCCATCGCGTCGATGGCGACGGACTGCTTGAGTTGGTCCTCACCACTCACGAGCGAGAGGTCGTTCGCACCGCTAAGGTGGATGTCCTTGCTCGAATCGAGGTCGAGGTCTGTGGGATATTCTACCATGATTAGATACCTTTTCGTTCTATGTTGAATCCGTTACTGACCTGCAATCCTTCGACAGTGCTGTTCGAGCCACGGTCGTGAAGGAGCCGCACGTCGATTTCGTCCTCGGTGTCGAGGCGCTGATTCAGTTCGCAGTCCAGCGAGAGCGGCTCGTTCACCGCGCTCTGTCTGGACTTTCGCTTGGCGAGCGAACCGTTCACGAAGATACCGAGCGTATATCTGACGTTCTGGCCAGGCAATGGGATGGCGACCGTCGCGTTAACCTCGTAGCGCCCGTCGTGCATGAGAGTGTACGAATACGCCGTGGGGTCGAACAGGGCCGCCGTATTGTCCTCCTCGCTGTCGAACTGAACGATGTGGTAGGTCGAGTCTCCAGGGATAGCCTGGTCGGTCCCCATATATACGGCGGCGCTCTGTGTGTCGATGTCGATGCGCTCGAAGCCGCCTGTCTGAATCGTGATGTGACCGTCGTTGTGGACCGTGGTGTGCGAGCCAGTGTCGTTTCCGAGTCGCAGGTCGCCCTCCTCGTAGTCGGGGAGGTCCACCTCACCGTCCTCAACACGGTCGAGCGCATACCACGAGCCGATGACCCACGGCTTGTTACTATCCCCGAAGATGACGGCTACGTCCGTGCCCTCCTCGGGAATCCAGACCGAGCCAGGCACAGGTGTGAGGACGGGTGCGATGTAGGGTGCCTGGTCGCCATAGACACGAATCTTGACCGTGTGGAAGGCGTCGTCCTCGGGGTGGTCGCCCGCGGCCATGACCTTCGCCTTCTGCACGGGAAGCGGCACGTCCTTCGCCGTGTGGGCGGGGTCACGAGTGTACGGGTTCGATGGATTGTTTCGTGCCATATTAGGCCTCCTGGTATCGGGATTCAGCGACCGTCAGGTCCTCCTCCGCGAACACGATACTACAGCGCACGTCTGTCTTGTATCGGTCGCCAGCCTCGCGCACGTGCTTCACCGCGTTCACCTCGTAGGTGATGGCGTTCGCGTTCGCGTTCGGGTACGTGTCGTTACAGATGGGCACTGTCCGCAGGTAGTCGAAGGGCAGGATGTGCGGCTCGCCCTTGAGATTGATTTCCCCCTCGCTCTCCTCGGCCAGGTGCTTGCGGAACTCCTCGATGGCCTGCTTCTTCGCCTGGTCGAGGTAGATTTTGTCCGACTCGACTGGCGGGGCGGAATACTCGTATCCGCCCGCACGGTCGAGGAGCGGCTCGTACACCAACTTGATGTACGGATACTCCTCCGTGTACGCACCAGCGGCACCCGCACTACCGTAACGCTGATTGTACCGCTCCCGATACGTCGTCGCCTCACCGTAGAGGTAGAGCGTGTTGAACGGCTTGATGTCCGCAAGTGCGTCGTTGTTGAGGGTATCGACGGGCGCGAACACCTCCTTGTCCGTGAAGCCGCTCGGTCCCGCGCCCTCGCTGGCCTCGGCGGGGTCGATGTCTGCCTCGTTGATGATTTCCTCCTCAACGAACACCCGTCGTGCGATGTCGCCGTCGGGTGCTTCGATGCCGCGTGAGGAGGTGTTGTCGAAGAACATGATGGGACCGTCGGGCGTCGGCTCGAAGTGCCACTTGCCGCCGACTTCCGCCGCGAACCAGTCCATGAGGTCCACCATGTTGTGTCGGTTCAGTTGGAACCGCTTTTGACCACCGAGGATGCCATCAGTTACTTCCGTACCGACGAGGTACGAGAAGATGTCGTCCACGAGGTCCGTGAGGTTAATCTGGAACGGCCCAACGCCGAACCCGATGTCACCGCCCTCGATAATTTCACCACCCAGGTCGCGGGTGTCGGCCTTCTGACGCTCGACCTCTGCGACGCCAGCGAGATAGGGCTGGACGTTCTCGAACACGGAACGCTGGTTGATGCCGACCTCACGCCCGTTCTCGTCCGTACCGTTCAGCGCGAAGTCCATCACCTGCGCGATGGTCGGCTCACCGAACGACTTGCTGACTTGAATCCCCTTCATCAGGTCGGCAGGGTCGTAACACCAGAACTTGAACGTGCCATTGGCCGCGCCGTCGTTGACAGGGCCGACGCCACCCACGTAGCCGTAGTGGACGATTTGCCACTGCTCGTCGTACTGGTCGCGGAAGAAGATGCGACACTCGTCGTAGGGGTCGCCCGTCTCCGCTTGATTCTGCGCCTGGAACCCGTTGACGTACTGGCTGATGGCGTGCCCACCCCACTCGGCAGGGAACTCGACCTTGGCCGTGCGGGTGATGTGCGCGGGACCGTCCTTGTTGATGAACAGTTCCGTGCGGGTCACGGGGAGGCGCACCCAATCCTCACCCTGCTTGATGTCCACTACCACGTCGGGGTTCGTCACTGCTCGCTCCTTCACGGAGAAGTCCAGGTCGGGCGAGGGGAGTTCGGGTGCGTTAAACCCCTCGAAAGAGTCGTCAACAGCCATGATTATTCGGGTTGCTTGAGTTGTAGTTGGAAGCCGAACGCGAGTTGCTCCTCACCGTCGGAGATGTAGTGGATGAGGTCGGGTGTCTGCTCGATGGTCACGCGCTTGACGAACACAGTACCCTGATGAATGTCGGAGACGAGCGTGATTTCCTCACCCTCTTTCAGTTGCTTGATAGGTTCGAGTTGGTCCTCGGTGAGGACGCCCTCGATAGTCATGTCGGGCTTCTCGTCACTCTCACGCCGATTCTCCGTCTCCCCGCACGTCGTCGTAATCGAGGACTGCTGACCTGCGTGGTCGTACTCCACGCGCTGTGTGACCGCGGGCGTGAAGTCAGGGCGGTCAGACGGCGAGACAGTAGCCTCACGTGAGACGACCTCCTGTACCTCCAGTTCACCAGCCTCGTTGATAACTCGGATACTTGCCATTAGTTGCTCCCTCCAGTCGTGCGGCCACGACGCCAGCCAGCGTAGCGAGCGTTGCTACGGTCCTCGTCGGCGTCGCCGCTCGATTCGATGTTGATGACGGTCGAACCAGCCTGGCCCGACCGCCCGCTCGTGCCGCCCACGTCCGCCGCGCCCGCACCGCGCGTGCCAGCGCCGTAGGGGTTGAACCCATCGGTCTGACCCGATACGCGGTCGAAGTCCTTGAGCGACTGCGTAGCGGAGTCGATGTTGCCCGCCAGACCGAGGAAAGCGGTCGAAGCGGACAGTGCGAGGCCGATGATGGCGGCTCCAGCCCCGAGGGTCACGACCGTCAGGAACGCCGCCGCGGCGGCAGTCGCCGTGTACGCGGAGACGCTGAACCCGAGGAGCGCGGCACCGCTCGTGATGAGCGACGCCACGAAACTCACGAGCGCCCCGATGGCGCTGGCGATGGTCGTGGAACCGAACAGCGTCATGGTCGAACTCGCCGTCGCCGTAGCGATGGCGAAGCGGTACATCGACGTGATAGCGCCGATGAGCGCCGTGCCGATGAACGACGACATGAACAGGTTGGTCAGCGCGATGGCCGACGCCAGCGCGAGGACCGAGGCCGTGACCAGACCGAACACTCGTGCGTTGATGCCGAGGACGTTCAAGAGGAGGTTCAGGAGGCCGAGAACGTCAACGATGACGTTGGCGACCATCGTGAACCCGATGGACATTTCCACGAGCCACGGCACCGCCTGCCCCAACTTGATGATGAGTTGAGCGATGGCGGGCGCGGCCTGCGCCGTCAGCGAGGCGAGGTCGCGGACGATGTTGTTGAAGTTCTGGTCGAGCCAGTTACCGAAGGCCGCGAAAAGCGGGCTGAGTGCCTCCACAAGGCCCGCGAGTGTTCGCAAGGCCCCAGGCACGAAGTCCATCAAGAAACCGCCGAACGCGCGTGCCTCGTCCGTGAGAGCCATCAGAGCGTCGCCCTGGTTGGCGATGGCCTGGAAGAACCGACCAAGGCCGTCGATGGCATCCATGAACAGCGGTTGAAGTCTCTCGGCCAGCGGCGCGAAGGCGTCGATGAAGTTAGACTGAATCTGGTTCCAGACCTCTGTAAGCCTCTGCATGTCGAACTCACCGCCTGCGAGTCCGACACCAAGCGCGCCGAGTCCTGCCATAGCGGCAAGCGATGCCGCGGCGGCGACAGCGGCGGCGGCCAGGCCAACCATTGCCGTGATAGCGGCGGGGATGACGCCGATGAACACCAACAGAAGCGGCACG